TTTCTTGTTTTGCTGTCCTATGTATCGCATTTGCTTTTTCTATCTCCTGTAACTTTTCCCTTTCTTTAGTGGCAAAATCTTCGCACACTTTCATTCTTTCTGTATGTTCGTCTATTTGAGACTGTACAAATATTTGATTAATATCTCCTTCACAAGTAGGACAAGTAGCGTCTGGCATACCCGCTAGGGCTTCGTATTTCTTTAACATTTTCTGCTCATGCATACGCTCACTATTCCAAGTTCCAACAGCTGTTAGATACTTAGAAGTATCGTTAATTTCTGGGTTTTCCGCCAACCTTCTTTTCCATTCATGCAAATCGATATTATTTAACTGTTTCTTCAGTTCATTATTAGTTAATATCTTTTTATTCTTTTCAGAGATATTTTCGAGTTCTATTAATAAAGAACGCAAAGCTTTCTCATCATCTTCCGAGTAAAATGGTAAATCCAATTTTGGAAGTATGGAACTATTTTCGAGAATATTGTCTGATAACCATTTTGATATTGTTGCAATTTTCGCATTGATAGTTGTAATATCACTAGAAGAAACCCTTACAGCTTCTTTGAATATTTCAAATAAAGAAACATAGTTATCAAGTTTTAATAAATCAATTAAAAACTTTTTACGATTTGTGTCTGTCGCTGTTAAGAACTGTAAAGACGCATTTGTATTTTGATATACTAGCTGTGAAAAAGTCTTGAAGTCAATGCCTAAAGTCTCACCCAAAGTTTTGTAAGTGTTAGAAGCCGTGTGAGAACTTATGTCCTCACCATTTTTCGTTAACTTACATTTGAGTGTGCTACGCCGTATGACAGTAATGTTATATACGTCAGTATCAACAGAAAAGTCAAGACTAATATCATATCCCTTGTTAACATATCTATTTGCAATATCCGCTTTCTTTACATTTTTACTATTCTTATTGAACAATACTTCTTCCAATATTAAAGGTATGGAAGATTTACCTACACCGTTTGTACCGACTAATTGTGTTAGAGTTGCACTATCTAAGTCTAACTCGTTGCCTTCCCCATAAGAAAAGCAATTATCCCATTTCAATTTCTGAAGAATAATCATTAAAAACTCCCATAATATTTCTTATTTTTGTTTCATCTAGCGCCATTATCTCTTTTAAGTATAGTGCTAGTTCGTCCGACATTGTCATATCTGCTTGTAAGTCAAGAGTTGCTTCCATCTCTCTTTTTACAACTTTCTTGTCAAGTAAATCAGAGTTTTTAACTTTTGCTAAGTCTTGTACATCTCCTGTTAGTTCATAGATAGTGTGATGGAAGTCTGTCTGTTCCATTTCATTTGGGTCTTCCACAGTCTTACGAATAAGTTGTGGCAACTCAAACTTGTGCCATGTCCAATCAAAGTTATCATCAATAATTAGATAACCCGTTTGGACTTCATTTCTATGAAAAGATGTTGTCATTGGACTTCCTGGGTACACAATATTTCGTTGAGTATTCTCGTGAGCATGTAAGTCTCCAGCAAAGACGACATCAAACTTGTCAAATCTTTCTAAATCTACTTCTGGTACTACATGAGGTGGTATCTCACCACGAACATGAGTAAATAAAACATCTGCCTTAATGTTTTCTATCTGTTTCTTTTTATGCAAATCTGCATATGGTAGAATACACCAATTGTCCTCATAGTAAGTCTCTGTTACTACTTCTACTAGAGGGTTAATATCTTTTGTGGCACGAATTAAATTAGTAAAGAATGTATGATTCTTTTTAGTTGCTTCGTGATTTCCGTCATAGATAATTGTTCTTACTTTCTGTCTTGATACGAAATCAAAATATAAAGTAAGTTCATCCATGGAAGGGACTCGATCAAACAAGTCCCCGCCTATGATGTGAAGAGTCACATTATGTTTATCTATAGCTTCCTGTACTTGTTCAAAGAACATCTCATAGCGGGAACACGCCCACGCGGTCGGTACATTCTTTTGTCCTAGTTTAATATGCCAGTCTGCTGTAAATAAAATCATCCTAATAGTTCATCCCCAGGTGTCCATTCACACCCTGTTAATCCACCTGCTTTGATTGCTTGTAAAGTTCTAAGAACTTCATGAGCATTTCTGCCTGTGTCAAGTGCGTTAACACTTACATGTTGTATTATATCATTTCTGTCAATAATATAAGTAGCTCTAAAACATACTCCTGCTTCTTCATGTACTATTCCTAGTTTAGAAGATAGTCCTAAGCCGCAGTCTGCCGCTAAAGAGTGTTGTATATTTCCAATGAGTTCATTATCTTGTTTCCAAGCTAATTTACAGAACTCGTTATCGCCACTAATACCAATAACATTAGCTTCCTCTACTAACATATCCATTCCCGCAATTTCTGTTGGGCATATGAAAGTAAAATCTTTTGGATAGAAGTATATAACTGTGTAATCTTTTTTCAAAGGTTCGTACTGTTCTGTGACAGATACGGCTACAAAGTTATTATCTTTGTCTACACCCTGCAGTGTAAAGGCAGGGAACTTCTCTCCAACGCCTATCATGATACATCAAACTCCTCAGAGACTTCGCTAGGTGTTTCACTACCTTGGTCGTTTAGTCTTCTTAATAGTTCTAACTGCGCATCAGCAGTTGGTCTGGTAAGAACATCATCCATTGACTTTATATTAGTCACTAAATCTTTCTCCCAGTCCTCAAGTTCTCTTGGTTTACACTTAAGAACTTGTAATTGATACTCGACATTAAATACTTGTGGGCCAGTCTTCTTTCTTTTGAAATGAATGTCGTAGCCTGTAACTGGATCAGTTGGGTCTCCCAACTCTTCCATAGCTACTAGTACTTGGTCGAACAATTTTCTTTTGAGATTAAGAACTTTAACAGTTTTATCAGCGTAGTCTATACACTGAACGGCATAAGACCATCCACATTTAAGGTCTGGATAATAGTCGCGAACATGGTCATGTTCTTTGTTGTTAAAGGTTTCAGAATCTCTATCAAATGATAAACACTCCATAGGAATGTTTTTGCCATTTTCTCCTTTAATCCAATAGACGTATCTAGGTAATAAGTCACCAATCAGTCTTACATGATGGTCTTCTTTACCTGCATAGTTATAGGTTTCGATTTTTTCTTTTTGGGCTGAGCCCTTGGTTTGGTTGAATCCAATTGCCATTTTATTTCTCCATTGTCTCCTCAAACATAAAGTGTACCCTTCCATCTTTTAGTTCAAGCAGTCTGTTATTATTTATAATTCCTTCCGATATCGGTGACATCAGAAAGTCTAGTGTGGTGTCTTTTGTATTAACATATTCGTGATAGTTGCGGAATGATGCTACACCTGCATACTCCACAACCTCTCTATCACTAAATGCCCGTCCGCGTTCTAGTAAATCTTTTGGGTTTAAGATATAACTAGAACCGCCGAACTTATACTTGTAAAACTTAAAAGTTTTATCGTAGTAATTTTTTGGTTGAATCTTGTAAGTAATGATACGAAGAATCTGAATGATGTTACCAACATTCCCTTTGCTTATTCTCATTATCTTATTCCAGTCAAATAGTAACATATATTATAACACTTTCCTGAGTTCTTGTCAAGAACTATTTTTGACCTGCTCTTGATTTTTCCCATCAGCAAGTTTTTTAGCGTATTCAGGGTCTATAGTTGCATGAACATCTGCTGCAGCCATCTGCACTAAGTTGCCTTGGAATGTGTAAGTTCCAGTATGTAATAGTTCAACCATGGGTAGTGACCAAACATCTATCCCTATTTTCCTTACATTTTCACAGAACATATAATCTTCACTCAAATATCTATTCTGTTCGTTGATTATACAGTCAAAGTATGCCATGATTTGTTCTCCTGGCTTAAAGTCTCCTTCCCTAAGGTGGTCTGGAGTGTACTTGTACTGAGGATATGCTTCTTCATATTCTTCAAAAACACTTCTTTCTATAATCATAAATCCAGTTCCAGCTTCTCTAACCTTTACAGGTTCAAATACTGGTGCTTGTCCATTCGGATAAGCTTCATGGTCTGGATTAAATACCATATCTCCAGCAATCAAAGATAATCTTGATGGGTCATCGTCATACAGTCCGCTTTTCGCAGCCATCATAACTTTTTCCCAAGCAATAGTTTTCTTTGGGTACAAACCTGTAAATATTCTTAAAGGTTCGTCTGTATCTTGTGCTTCAGCAATTAAATGTAACATATACATTACATCCATTGCTTTCCAAGATATATCACTATCAATAAAAAATAAATGTGTTGCGTCTGACTTTAAAAAGTTTGCCACACAATAATTTCTAGCTCTAGTAACTAAGGATTCATTAAATAAATAATAAATCTGTGATTGTACACCATGATTCATAAATACTGCTGTCATATCCATCA